GCCAGTGCTGCCAGTGTGATCGCCATGGCCGGCGACGACCTGCTGATGGGCGACGGCGCGTTCCTGATGATCCACAACGCCTGGGCCGTGGCCGTCGGCAACCGCCACGACATGCGCACCGCGGCCGACCAGCTCGAGCCGTTCGACCAGGCGATGGCCGGCGTCTATTCCGCCCGCACCGGCATCAAGGCCGATCGCGTGGCCGAGCTCATGGACGCCGAGACATGGATCAACAGCGCGCAGGCCGTGGACGAGGGTTGGGCATCCGGCCTGATCGAGCGCGAATCCGTGCTGATTGACGAGACAAAGGCGCAAGGCAACCGCAAGGCCCTGGCGCTGGTGGAGGCCGCAATGGCGAAGGCTGGGTACACCCGCAGCACCCGCCGCGACACGCTCCACGCCCTGTTTTCCGACAAGCCGGGCGCTGTCGGGAAAGATGCCAAGCCGGGCGCTGGCGAAGACATCGCAGCATCGCTGCAATCCCTGATCCATTCCCTGAAAGGAAACTGAAATGGCACAAGCCAACAAAATCCAGCGCGGCATCATTTCCGTCCGCGCCGAAGCCGGTGACGTGAAAGCCACCATCGAGCAACTGCAGAAGGCGTTCCACGACTTCAAGGCCGAGCACCAGGCTCAGCTGGACGACGTGAAGAAAGGCAATTCCGACGCCCTGCAAGCCCTCAAGGTTGACCGCATCAACGCGCAGATCGACCTGCTGCAGCGCGCCGTGGACGAGGCCAACGCCAAAGCCGCCGCCGCTCAGATGGGTGGTGCGCCTGACGCCCGCATCAAGGACCGCGAGTACACCGAAGCCTTCAAGGCCCACATCCAGAAGGGCACCGTCCAGGCTGCGCTGAACAAAGGCCTGGCCGCCGAGGGTGGCTTCACCGCTCCGACCGAGTGGGACCGCACGATCACCGACAGGTTGGTCCAGGTTTCCCCGATGCGCCAGATCTGCTCCGTGCAGACCATCAGCACCGGCTCGTTCAGCAAGCTGTTCAACATGCGCGGCACCGTGTCCGGCTGGGTCGGCGAAACCACGGCTCGCACCGAGACCGCCACCCCGACGTTCGGCACGCTGACCTACGCCGTTGGCGAAATCTACGCCAACCCGGCCGCGACCCAGCAGATGCTGGACGACAGCCTGGTGGACCTGGAGGGCTGGCTGGCTGGCGAAGTGCAGACCGAGTTCGCGTTCCAAGAGAGCGTCGCGTTCGTGTCCGGCACCGGCGCCAACAACCGCCCGAACGGCATCCTGACCTACATCACCGGCGGCGCGAACGCGACGGCTCACCCGATGGGCGCGATCCTGGCCACCAACAGCGGCAACTTATCTGCGCTGACCGCCGACGGCCTGGTGAACCTGGTGCATGCCCTGCCCAGCGCGTTCACTGGCAACGCACGCTTCACGATGAACCGCAACACGATGCGCGCTGTGCGCCTGCTCAAGGACGGCCAGAACAACTACCTCTGGCAGCCTTCCTACCAGGCCGGCACGCCCTCGACGCTGCTGGGTTACGGCGTGACCGAAGTCCCGGCGATGCCTGACGTGGCTGCTGGCACCCATCCGATCCTGTTCGGTGACTTCCAGCGCTCGTACCTGATCGTTGATTCGGTCGGCGTGCGCGTGCTGCGCGACCCGTTCACCAACAAGCCCTACGTGATGTTCTACACCACGAAGCGCGTCGGTGGCGGTCTGCTGAACCCGGAGTCGATGAAGGCTCTGAACGTGGCTGCCTGATAAGGGGGCGGGGCTTCGGCCCCGCTTTTCATCATGAAACTCACGAAACGAATCTTCGGTGCCCGCGCGGGCGAGATCTACCCCGAGTGGATCGAGGCTGGCGAGGAATGCCCCGAGCACCTGCTGGACGCAGCCCGCGAGGCCGGCGCCCTGGAGGAATCGGCGGATAACGAAAAACCCGCAGCGCCCAACCGTGCGCCGCGCAAATCCAGCATCAACCTGCAGGCCGCAGCGCGGTTCAGCACAACACCACCTGGCCGTCAGAGTCAAATCCAGACATCACGCCGAGGATGATGCATGGCCACACGACTTATCGCACAGACCCAATACCCGGTTTCCTTGACCGAGGCCAAGTTCCGCCTGCGGATTGACGACACGGGCGTGCCTGCCACCGACGGGGCGCAGGACGCAGACATCGGGGCGATGATCGAGGCCGCGACCCAGCTGGCCGAGAGCATGACCCGGCGCAGCATTGCCACAACCCAGTGGCGCTTGACGCTGGACGCCTTTCCCGCCGAAATCCGGCTGCTTCACCCGCCCATCGTGTCGGTGCAGTCGATCCAGTACATCGACCCGAACGGCGCCACCCAGACGCTGCCTGCCACCGAGTACAGCGTGGACAGCGCAAGCGAGCCCGGCAGGATCCAGCCGGCGGCCGGCACGCAATGGCCCGAGACCATGCAAACGGCCAACGCCCTGACCGTGAACTACACGGCGGGCTGGGGCGCAAATGCCCCGGCTGCGGTCAAACAGTTCGTGCTGCTGCAGGTCGCGCACATGTACCGCCACCGCGAGGCCGTCAGCGAAAAGCCCCTGACCGTGGTTCCCTACGGCGAGCGGCTGCTGGACGCCTACAAGCTCTGGGAGGTCTGAGCCATGGACGCCGGCCGCATGGACAAGCGCATCAGCATCGAGGCGCAGGCCACGACGCGCAATGCCATCGGCGAGCCCGTCACCGCCTGGGTGCCGTTCGCCGCCGTCTGGGCATCCATCGAGCCGCTGCGGGGCCGCGAGTTCTGGGCACAGCAGCAGGTTCAGAGCGAGGTCACCACCAGGATCCGGATCCGTTACCGGGCAGGCATCACGCCGGCGCACCGGGTGCGCCACGCTGGCCGGATCTACAACATCCACAGCGTGATCGACCCGAAGGAACGGCACGAAGAGCTGGAGCTGATGTGCATGGAGGGCCCGAGCAATGGCTGACGGCGTGAAGATGGAAGTCCATGGCCTGAAGGAGCTGGAGCGCAAGCTGCTGGAGATGTCCCCGAAGCTGGCCAAGAACGCCCTGCGCGCGGCCGTGGCTGCCGGCGCCCGGGTGGTCGCAGCCGAGGCGAGAAAGAACGTGCCGGTGGACAGCGGAACCCTGCGCCGGTCGATCTACACCAAGCAGATCCGCGAGGAATCCGGCGACACGCAGCAGACGTTCTACGTCGGCGCGCGCCAAGGCAAGAAGGAACAGGCCAAGAACAGGGACGGCTGGTATTTCCCGTTCGTGGAGTTCGGCACCGAGAAGATGGCCGCCAGGCCGTTCATGCGCCCCGCGTTCGAGTCCACCAAGGATGCCGCAGTCCAGGCCATCAAGACCAGGCTGGCCGAGCGCATCGACAAACTGGCTGGGGAAAAATGATCGAGCAACAGGTGATCAGTGTATTGAATGCCAGCACTGCAGTGCAGGCGATCTGTGGTCAAAGAATTTACGCCCTGGTTCGCCCTCAAGGCGACCCGCTGCCAGCCGTTGTATGGCAACGTGTGGCCACCACGCCAGTGAATTCCCTGCAAGGGTTTTCCGGGCTGGACAATGTGCGGCTACAATTCTCACACTACGCACAGACACTGCTGGAGGCGAAGCAACTAGCGGCGGCTGTGAGTGTGGCCCTGAATGGCGCAGAGGGGTTAAAATGCACGCGCACCATGGAACTGGACGATCAAGACCCGGAAACTAAAAACTTCCGCGTGATCGTGGACTTTAACATCTGGCAACGGAGCTAAATATGAGCAGCATCGCCATCGAGGCACAAGGCATTCTGATTGCGCGGGGCACTGGCTCCCCCATCACCTACACCACAATCCCCGAGGTCAAGAGCTTCACCGGTCCCGGTGGTTCGGCGTCCGTCATCGACGTGACCAACCTGTCCAGCCTGGCCAAGGAAAAGCGCATGGGCCTGGCGGACGAGGGCCAGCTCCAGCTGACCATCAACTACGTCCCCGACAACACGGTCCACAAGGCCCTGCGCACCGACCGCGCGGCCCGATCCAAGGTGCCGTTTCGCATCACCTTCACCGACGCCGCACCGGCCACGACCTGGACGTTTGAAGCATTCGTCACCGGGTTCAGCGTCTCGGGCGCAGTCGATGGCGTGGTCGAGGCCCAGGTCACCCTGGAAATCACCGGCGCGATCACGGAGGCCTGATCCACATGATGCTCACCCGTGATGCCATCCTGGCCGCATCTGACATCCGCTCCGAGCGCGTGGCTGTCCCTGAGTGGGGCGGCGAGGTGTTGGTCGGAACGATGTCCGGCGCTGCCCGCGATGAATGGGAGCAGTCCCTGATCACCCGGCGCCCAGGCAGCACCAAGACCGAGCCGAACCTGGCCAACGTCCGCGCCCGCCTGGTCGCCGCCACCGTGGTGGACGAGAACGGCGCCCGCCTGTTCAGCGCCGAAGACGCAGAGGCCCTGGGCCGCAAGTCCAGCGCAGCCCTCGAGCGCGTCTGCAAGGTCGCGCAGCGTCTGAACGGTCTGGGTGATGCCGACCTGGAGGAACTGAAGGGAAACTGACGGCCCGGCCCGAGCGCGTGTTCTACTTCGCGCTGGCCGAGAAGCTGCACATGCCAGTCGGCGAAATGCTGAGGCGCATGTCGAGCCGGGAGCTTCAGGAATGGCGGGCCTACTTCGCATTGCGCCGCGAAGAGGTCGAAGGGCCCAAAATGGATGGACCCACCGCGCTGCGGGCGTGGTTCGGCGACAGGATCATCAAGAAGGATTGAACATGGCAGCACTCGGTAAACTGGTCGTCAGCCTATCGGCCAATATCGCCGAGTTCACCAGCGCCATGGATAAGGCCGCCTACACCGCATCCAACCGGATGGAGGCCATGACCAATGCGGCGGGCGTGGCCAGCGCTGCCATCGGCGGCGCACTGGTCGCAGGTGCTGGCGTACTGGCCCACGAGTTGATGAGGTTCGCCACGGCCGCAGACGAAACCGTCAAAGCAGCCCAGAAGATCGGCATCGGCGTGGAGGAACTGCAGCGACTGCAGTACGCGGCCGAAATGTCCGGCGTGGCCAGCGACACCCTGCAAAGCGCCATGAGCCGTCTGGCCAGGGGCGCCGCAGATGGCAACGATGCGTTCGCCGCTATGGGCATCAGCGTGCGCAACGCCGATGGCACGCTGAAAAGCACCAACACGCTGATGGGCGAAGTGGCTGGCAAGTTCGCCCAGTACCGCGACGGCGCCGAAAAAACCGCGCTGGCGCAGGAGTTGTTCGGCAGGTCGGGAGCCGACCTGATCCCGCTGCTGAACGCCGGATCCGACGGACTGGCCGCGATGGCTGCAGAGGCCGACGAGCTGGGGTTCGTGTTCGACGCCAAGACCGGCAGGGCTGCAGAGGCGTTCAACGACAACCTAACCCGCATGGTCAAGGTCAAGGACGGCATCATCGCCAAGATCGCGGCAGGCATGCTGCCGATGATGGAAAACCTCAGCGCCCGCATGGTCGAGGCAGCCAAGAACACCGACTTCTGGAACGGCGTGGCCCTGGTGCTTAACGGCACCCTGAAGGCGCTGATCAGCACGGGCAGCATCCTGTACGGCGTGTTCGAGTTCGTCGGTAAGGGCCTGGCCAGCGTGGCTGCGGCGGCGGTGATGGCATCGCGTGGCGAGTTCGCCCAGGCCTACAACACGCTGAAGATGGGCGGCGAGGACATGGTTGCGGCCATCCAGAACACCGTCACCCGCACGATGTCGATCTGGGAGGATGCCGGCCAGAAGGCGGAAACCATCGCCAACGCTCCCAGCGGCGGCCTGGCCGCGCCTATCGTCCAGGCTGCGAATAACGCCGGCCGAGCCGCCAAGCATCTCGAGCAGGCCCAACGCGAAATCGCGCGGATCATCGCGGCTGCACAGTCCGATGTGGAGAAGCTGACCGTCGGCGATGACCAGGCCGCGCTGAACGCGCTGCGCCGCATGGGTGCCAGCCCCGAGCAGATAGCCGCCCTGCAGGCCGCCCAGGTGGAGCGCCTGAAGCTGCGCGCCATGGACAAGGAGATGGACGAAGCCATCCGGCAGGCCGCCGAGAACGACCGCAGAGCTGCAGCGGCCAAGGAAAGCCTGCGCCAGGTGGGCATCCGCGTCTACGAAGAGACCCGCTCCCCGCTGGAGAAGCTGAACATCCGCATGACCGAGCTGAACGACCTGCTGCAGAAGGGCGCGATCGATTGGGACACCTACAGCCGCGCGGTTTTCAAGGCGCAGGACGAGCTCGACAGCCTGGGCGAAAAGGGCAAGGACACCATGAAGGAACTGACCCAGGTCGTCGAGGCCTGGGGCAGCCGTGCCACCGACACGTTCCTGGACTTCGCGTTCAAGGGCAAGGCCAGCTTCAGCGATTTGGTGAATAGCATCCTGCGCGACCTGGCCCGGATGATGCTCCAGCAGAACGTCACGGCCCCGCTGTTCAACGCCATCAGCGGCAGCGCTGGCGGCTGGCTGCGCCGTCTGTTCAGCTACGATGGTGGCGGCTACACCGGCCGCGGCTCGCGCTCCGGCGGCCTGGACGGCAAGGGCGGCTTCCTGGCGATGCTGCACCCGAACGAGACCGTGCTGGACCACACCAAGGGCCAGAGCGGATCCGGCGGCAGCACCAACGTGATCGTCAACGTCAACGTCGAGGGCGGCGGCATGGAGGTGCAGAGCCAGCAAGGCGGCGCTGCGCTGGGCCGCGTGATCGCCGCTGCCGTCAAGACCGAACTGATCAATCAAAAAAGGCCTGGCGGATTATTAAGCGCTTAGAATGCCTCATGATCATGCTAGATTTAATGGCCCCCGCTGAGTGGGTGCAGGCGACATAACGCTGGCAGCGTAAACCATGAGCACGTTCACATTCATTCCAAGCACGTCCGCGCGGCGGGCTGTGGCGCCCAGGGTGCGGCGTGTCGCGTTCGGCGATGGGTACGAGCAGCGGGTAGCCGACGGCATCAACACCCGGGCCGAGGAATGGGGCCTGTCGTTCGTGGGCAAGACCGACACAGAGGCCAACGCCATCGAAACCTTCCTCGAGGCGCGTGGCGGCGTGGAATCGTTCAACTGGACCACCCCGAAGGGCGAGGCGAT